GGAACCCACCCGGCACGTTGGCCGGGTGGGAACCGAACCCGTCAGGTGAGGACGACGAAGCCCTTCGCGTCGTACAGCTTCGCGACGCCGTACAGGCAGTCGACGGTGACCTGCACACCGAGGTTGTTCGGGCTGTAGGACATGGTCACGCGCAGCACCAGGCCGGACTCGGGGTCCTGGATGGTGGACTGCACGGCACCCTGACCGGTGGGCGCCTCAGGCAGGGCACGGGACGCGAACACGATCGCACCTGGGTCGAACGCGAGGTTCTTCGTCGAGTTCGGCGTGCCGGCCACCACGGGGGTCAGCTGCGACTCGAGCAGCTGGATGCCGTAGAGGTTCGGCAGCTTGGAACCGGTGACACCCTGGTCGCGGTTGTCGTTGTAGGCGAAGAACGACTGGAGGGTGCTGTCGGCGCGGAGCGCGGCGATGTCCTTCGTCGACGTCAGCTGGAATCGGTTGTCGGGACCCACCTTGTTGTCGGTGAACTTCTTCGCCACGGCACGCAGCGTCGCCGCGGACAGGTCCGTGCCGGACGTGCCGACCGAACCGGAGAACAGCGAGTACGTGCCGATGATGTCGGTCTCGATCTGCTCCGCGATCGCGATGACCTGCGCGCGGATGTACGACTCCATCAGCACCGGCTGGGCCTGCGCACGTACGAAGTCCTCCACCAGGATGGTGGCTTCCTTGTGCTTGTTCAGGGTGACCGTGGTGTCCGTGCTGGTCGGGGTCTGCAGGGTGACCGGGCTGTTCTGCGCCTTGTCGTTCGCGACGAGGGTGCCCGGGTAGGGGATGTGGAGGGTCGACCCGACCTGGAACGTGGCCAGGTCGGAGTCCTTCGTGACCCGCGGGGCGAGCTGGATGTTCGCGCGGAGGATCTCGAGGGCGATGTTGGCCCAGATGGACGGGATGAAGGGGGCGGCGGAGGTGCTGTTGATCGCCATTGGTTACTCCTAGGTGAGGATGCGCCCTTCTCGCTGTGCGAGGAGGATGTCGGCGCGGTGGGCTTGGAAGAACGCGGGGTTGGCGATCTGCTCGCTCGTGTAGACGACGGGCTTCGCGGCGCCTGCGGGGGCGTTCGCGCCACTGGACCGGGGGGCTGCCGGCTGCTCGGTGCCCTTGAACTGGAGGAGTCGTTGCACGGATGCGGTGAGCTCTTCTTCGTTCGAGCCGACGAGTAGTTCCTCGGGCACACCGTTTGTCGCTGCCGTGCGTGCACGGAGCGCGTCGAGGCGGGCCTGCTGCGCTTCGGCTGCGGCCGTTGCGGCTGCCTCCTGCGCTTTCTGCAGTTCGGTCTTGTTCGCTTCCTCGATCTCGTCGAATCGCTTGGCCTTGTCGGCGTTCGCTTTCGCGCGCGCCTCGTTCTGACGGGCGAGCGCTTTCCACTTCTCGAGTTCGGCGGTCGGGTCCGGCTGCTGCTCCCGCTCCTCGGTACCCGTTTCGGGTGCCTCCGGGTTGGTTGGCTGCTCGGTCTCGGTGCCAGTGGTGTCGGACATTGTGTTGACTCCCGTTTCGGGCATGGTGGAGAGCGCCGCCGTTTCGGTGACGCGTGCCGTAGGACCCCGGCTGGGTGGTGTGTGCTCGCCGACGATCACCGCATGGCGGGGTCGTACGGGAGAACCTTGAGGTGGTCGTTCGCGAGGTCGAGTTGCTCACGCCGCGACTGGCGCAGGAGGTGCAGGTTCGGGTTCTCCGCGAGGAACTGGCGCATCTTCGCCTGCGCGACCCGGACGTCCTTGCGGGCCTGCTGCCGCGCCTCAGGGGTGCGGGCGTACTCGAGTTCCCTCTTGGCGATGCGGATGCCGCGTTCGAGCGCACGCTGCTTCTGCGTGGCCTGGTAGGCGACCTGATCGGCGTCCGTCCACTCCTGCGGTGCCGGAAGATGCGTGCGGCCGGCCACGTACTCGGCGAGATGATGCCGGCACTGAGGGTGGAACAAGCCAGCAGCGGTCGCGTCCGCCACGCTGGGGTGCTCACCGTCTGGGACGATGCACAGCACGACGTTCTGCCATGGCAGGCATTGCGGGCATGGGTGGCCGTCGTCGGACACGAACACGAGGTTCCCGCCGAGCGATTGGATCACCTGCAACCGGGATGCGTTGTACGCCCGCTGCGACGCCGTCCTGACGGCCATCTCCACGTATGAGGACAGCGCCCACTCACGCCCAGACTTGTCGGTGAAGCCGGTGACACCGCGGCGCATGAACTCGCGCCACGCTTTCGCCTGCGCCTGCTCCGGTGTGTACCCGATGGGGAGGACCTGACCGGCCGCACCAGCAGGGCCGATGACCTTGTACAGGTCCTCGTCGAGGCGGGTGAGCCGGAATCGCACGTCGGTGAGCTCCGAGTCGAGGTCCGCGCGGATCGCGTTCGCCGCCCGGACACCATGCAACTCGTACGGGTCGAACCCGGGGTTGAACTCGGGCGGCAGGAAACCACCGTGCGAACCGCCAGAGCCGCCACCAGCACCGGAACGGCCGCCCGTGTGGGCATGGACTGCTTCGAGCGCGTTCGAGTGCGTCACAGCGGCTGTGAGCGCCGGGGTTTCATCCGTCAACCGGGCGATCACCTGCGACGCAAGCCGGCGCACCAACGACCGGGCCGTATCCACGGACACTCCCGACGACAGCACCTTGCGGGCAATCCCTGCCAGACCACCGATGAGGACCGTTTCGGCCCACAGGTACAAGGCGATCAGTGCCGCCTCAGCCTGCCGTGACTGTGGCGGTTGCTGCTGCGCGTCTGACATCAGGGCCCGTTAGGTTGCGGCGCTGGTGTCAACTGGTCGGTGCCCTTGGCCTGGTCGGGTGCGTTCCGTGGGACCTGTGCCGTGTCGACGCCTTCAACGTTGGCGCCCTTGACCCCGTACGAGTTCGCATCCACCCCACCGGTCGCGGATCCGTTCGCCGCGGTCGCAGCCCACAGGAACCCGGGCTTGTTCTCGGGGAGCATCGCGTAGTCCTCACGGATCCGGTCGACCTCAGCATTGATCTGCTCGTCGTCCCAGTCCTGATGCTGCGCAGAGACACGCTCGTATAGGCTGATCGCTTCCGCGTTCACCAGGGACAGGATGGTGTCCGCAATAACCTTCGGGTCGACGGTGTCGGTGTCGGGCCACTCCACATCCGGGAGCGCATCCCCACGGCCGGGACCGTTGAACACGAACTGGTCGACGTCCATCAGCGCCGCGTACAGTTCCCGCAACTCCGGGCGCACGTACATGATCGACGACTGCCGGGTCAGGGTGGTCAGGTTCGACCGTGCGTTGACCTCCGTCGCGGTCACAGCGACCTCGCCGGCATCACCGAACGACTGCGGGGAGAACCCACAATCCTGGTAGATGCGCGACAGGAGGTGCGTGACCGTCTCGAGGTGTTCCTGCCACCGAATGTTCGGCTGGAACGTGTGGATGAACGAGTCGACGGTGCCCTTCCCGCCCGTGTTCGCGGGGTTCAGCGACCCGACCATCTCACCGGTCTCGGTGAAGATCTCCCGATCGGCGTCGAAGATGCCGCCCTGACCGGCAGGGCCCGTCTCGATCAGCCCCTTCGGGATGATGATGCGTGCCTTGCCCAACCGGATGTCCCGCATCCACGACGTGTACGCCTCGTCCAACTGGTCGAGGAGATCCTCAACACCGTCGAGGGCGGACTTGCCGAGGTCACGGGCGGCGGGGTCCTTGCGGAGACGACCGTTCGGGCGAGCCCACGGCATGTACACGGCGGTGAGTTTCTTCGAACCGGTCGGGATGCTGCTCTCCGCGTCAACCAGGCCGGCAAGGTACTCGGCGTCGGGGTGCTCGGCGAGCGGCACCCGCTGGCCCAGGTCCTTGTCGCTGGAACCCTCGAACAGGCCGAACTCGATGCGACCCTTCTCGTGCATCTCCAGGAGCTTGTACGACGCGTCACGCCCCTCCAACGGTGCGAGCTCGGACCAGAAGATCACCGACGACAACCGGCGCCCACGGAACTCGGGCACCGCAGCGTCAGCAGCGACAGCGACCAGGTACGGGCCGTCCTCGGACACTTCCTCATCCCAGGCGACCTTCACGAACGACCCGCCGTGCGCGAACCGCAACTCGCCAGCCTCGAGGAGTTCCGCGTGGGCGCGGTCGTCGAGGATCTCAACGAGGCGTGCCGTCGCTGTCTTGCCCTGCTCCTTCGTGAGCCCCTTGTCGTCGTCGTCACCGTCCATATCACCGAAGTGCACGTCGGGCATCTGCGAGAACACCACGTTCGCGGCCATCGTCGCAATGTTCGACGCCACAGGGACGTGCATCTTCACCGGACGCTGCGTCGTCGTCTGCGCGGTCGGGGTGCCCCAGAAGAACCGGCGCACCTGCCCCCAGACCGAGGTGCGCTGCTGCAGCGTGTTCACCGCGTAAAGGTAGCCCAGAGCGTCCGTGTCGTTCGTGTACCACGCGTCATACCGGGAGATCGCATCGTACGCGTGGCCGAACTTCGCGGGCGGCCACTGATCACCGGAGTCGGGCAGAGGCATGTCGGCTCCTTGATGGTTACACGGTGAGCATTGGGCGCCACACGGATTCGGTTGAAGTGATCGCGTACCGGCCGGCGTCGAGGGAATGGTCCGCGACCTTCACGGGTTTGTCTTCGCCCTTGAGCGTGGCCTTCGGGTCCCAGGAGTAGCCGGGGGCTTCCTGGTTGAACCCGGGGGTTCTCGTGGTCGTGTGGAGGTGACCGGAGGACAGCAGGGAGGCGACGGTGCCGATGCCGTATGACA